AAGAGAATTAAGAAAATAAAAAATTTAAATTTATTCATATTCTTATTATAAGAAATATATTAAAAAAATAAAATTCAATCCTAAATTTATTAACTACTTAATTCTTATTTAATATGTAACTTCTTTATTACTATTTTAAGTTTCATTTAAGTAGTTAATAAAAATAAGATATAAATTTAAATTTTTATATGAATTCTCTATAATAGAAATAACAATAAATTTAAATTCTAAATTCATATCCTATTTTTATTAACAACTTAAACGAACCTTAAGAAATATTATCTTACAGATATACTATCTTAATTCTTTAAGATTAATTTAAGTTGTTAATAAAATTCAGATACAAATTTAAATTTCTGCCGTAGGCAATAGATTGTAAAAGAATTAAAATTTAAATTTATTGTTATTTCTATTATAGAAATATATTAAAAAATAAAATTTTAATCCTAAATTTATTAACTACTTAAAATAAAATTAAAGATTAAAATTAAATTAGTAATTTAATAATAGATTAAGTAGTTAATAAAAATAGGATATGAATTCAAATTTTTATATAAATCTCTATAATAAGAAATCAAATAAATTCAAAAATAAAATTTTAATCTAAATTTTATTAACTACTTAAAATAAACTTAAATTAAATAATTAATTATAATGATTAAGAATAGATTAAGTAGTTAATAAAATTAAGTTACCATAAATTTAAATCATAAAATTTTAATTCAATCTAATTACTTTAATATAATTTAATAAATTTTTAATCTAAATAAGATTATAATACCTACAAAAAAATTAATAAGGAAATGATTTGCTTGCAACTATTGTTTCACACTTTGATAAACAAAAGAATATATTAACATCGCCTAAATCAGATAAATTTACATATAAAAGTGTTGATATTAGTGACCTTACTTCTTTATATCATACGCTTGCAACAAATTATATACTTAATATTTCACTTAATATCAGTGGAACAATCGAATTAGAACGTTCAAATCCAAATTTTAATACTCTTTATTCTAAAAAATTTGATTATATATTCTTTAATATAGATTGTAATAAAAAAGAAAATAAAGATTATATATTAGATTATTTTAGTGAATATAGTTCTATTATTGGCAAATCAAGAAGTTATGATGACTTTACAAATTTTAATCTAAGAGTAGTTTTACAAACAGAAACTATGTGTTTTGATGATATTAGAGTTGTATTAGCCAAAATTCAATATGACCTAAAAGATTATTGTCAAATTTCAGATGATACTATAAAAAAGGGCTATTATACTGCTCCTATTATGAGAGTAGAAACAATATCTGAAAATATTGATAAAACTCTATTTCCTAAATTAAATAATAAAGTCAGTGATTTTATACCTAAAGCCGATATATCTCTTAAAAATAAATTAGTATTAGAAAATTCAACAGATTTAAATATGGGTATATCAGCATTTACACAATTAGGATATAAAATTGTTTCTCAAAACAATAATATTATAAATTTCACAAAAGACGGCGAAAACTTTTATCTTTATGATAATAATCCGTTTTTAATGAATCATAAAAATAGACAAAAATCATTAAATATCTATTCATTAGTTAAATCAATTCAAGGAAATGGAATAGATTATAATCAATTCTTTGAAGAGCCTAAATCTGATATATTAAACGAGCAATTTTTAATTCCTACAAATAAAGAAAAGAAATTAGAAAAGTTTTTTCATAAACCTAAAAATATGCTTATAATTAAAAGTCCTATGGGTTCTGGTAAATCTGAATTAATTAAAGAGATAATACAAAAAGCACATTCTATAAATGAACGTGTATTGATTGTTACAAATAGAATATCTATTGCTGAAGAATTTAAGGGTAAATATGGTCTTAAGATATACAATCAAGACAAATATACAGCAGGTTCATCAATGATAGTTCAATATGATAGCCTACATAAGTATAATATGAAAAATTTTGATTTAGTTATATTAGATGAATTTATGAGTTTATTAATTCACTCTAGGACAAATATTTCACAAAACCCTGTAAATTTGACTAAGTTTTTTGAGTGTTTTGATAAAAGATTGGTAATAGCAGACGCATTTATTAATGGATATGAAAAACATTTGATATTTAAACCTGAAAAAAATATTGTAACTTTAATAAATTCATTTAAGGATAAATCAACTTTATATAGTATTAAGACTAAATCTTTATTTTTTGATTTAGTATTAGAAAAATCTTTAGAAGCAAAGAAACTTAAGAAAATAGTTACTATATCATCAACATCTATTAATATGATAGAAGCATTAAGTAAATTCCTAGAGTTTAATAGTTTAAAGGTTCAAGTATTAACTGCTGATACGCCTGCTATTATTAAAGACACTATTTATAAGAAATTTAAAAATAAAAGACAGGATTATGATGTTTTGATATATAGTCCTACAATAACTTGTGGTGTGAGTATATTATCAGACCTAGATAATCATTTTCACTATGATTCGTCGCATTCGACAGACCCTATTAGTTCTTTGCAGATGATAAAACGTGCAAGAAAAGCACAAAACATTTATTATTATATACAACCTGGATATGAAACTAAAATTTTAAATTACGAAGCATTAAGAGAACAATATATCAAAAATGTAACTATTAATCCTAAAAATAATCACTTATTTGAATATAATAAGTATAATGAATTAAATCTATCTAAAACAGGTCAAAGAGCAGTAAGAATAGATTTATTACTTAATATATTAGAATCAAATAGAAAAAATGTATTTGAGTATTTTTTAAAATATAATTTTGAAAATAATCCTATTAAACTTGATGAAGTTGGCAAAGCAGATGTAGATTATTGGCTTAGTAATTCTAAAATAAATTCATCAGATGAATTATTAGATGAAAAAATAGATAATTATTTTGAAATTTTAAATTTAAATTTAGATATTAAAACACAAAAAGAAAAATCTAAATTTATAACTTTATTAGATAATCTATATAATAAAACTAATTTAAATTTTGAATTTACAGACCATCAAATTTTATTTAAAGAATTATTTAAACTCTATATATCCGATAATCAATTATTTCAAAAAATAGAATGTTATAAAGATTTAGAATCTCAAATATCTGATACAAGATTAAAATATAAATTATCAGAATCTATTACTAATCCTAATAAATCTGATAAATTAGAATTCTATAATTTATTAAATGAAACTCAATTTAAACTAAATATTTCTGAATTAAATAATATAGATTATGTTAAAAATTTATCGCCGAAGTGTGTTAAAATTTTAGAATACGCAGGATTTAAAATTAAAAATAAACGTGTGGAATATCCTATTAATATTATAAAATTTAAGGATTACATAAGAAATTGATAAGTTTGAATTAAGTTATTTATAGTATAATAACTATAAAAATTTCTCAAAGGAGTTCCTTATGGATAACATATTATTTGGTGTATTAGGTGTATTATTACTTATTGATAGTGCTATTTTATTTGTTTATTATAGACAAATGAAAAAAGTTGAAAAATTGACAGATGAAAGAATTGAGTTATACAAAAAACTTATGCTAGAGTGTCGAGATTATTGTGAAAAACAATCAAAAGAGTATCAGAATTTTCTTAAATCTATACTAGAAAAATCAGAAGAAATTAAAAATTCTGATGAATATAAAGAGTATTTAGAATTTAAGAAATCAAAGGCAAATAAAACAAGTAAATCAACTAAATCAGCAAAAATAAAAAATCAAGAAGATAAACAAGAAGGTTCAGAAAATGAATAAAATAAATCCAAAATCATTTAGTGATTTGCTATTTGGCGAAACAGAATTAAAAACACAAGAACAAATTAATGAATCAGGTCTTAGTAGAGTTTGGAGTCACACTGAAAAGCACGACTGCGGAATGATATCGGCTTGTCGTGGCGACAAATCAGAAGAACAAAATAATGAAAATTCAATGAAACTTAAAGCAAAAATGCTTACACTTGGATATGGTGTAACAAAAATTGATGGTAATTATATAGAAGATTATAATACAGATAATGCTAAGAAAGTTAAAGAATTGTCTTGGTTTGTCGTTGATATTGACGATAAAGGCACTTTAAAACAAGACTTAATTAAACTTGGTAGAATTTATCAACAAGATAGTATAGCATTTGGTGCAAAGGCTTCATATTGGGTTCTAGTCGGAACAAATAATTCAGATTTTCCAGGATTTAATAAAGAAGTTAAACTATCTAATAAGAAATTTGGCAAAGCAGGCGAATTCTTTTCAAGTGTTAAAGGACGTCCTTTTATGTTTGAAAGTATTATTGATGACGATGATTTTGAGTTTAAAACATTTAAAAAAGCAAATAATATGGGTAAATGGTATCTTAAAACAATAAGTGATGATTTTGATAAAGAAAATCCTGATTTTGATACACAAGATTTAAATGAATCATCTCTATCAAGAATTTATAATCATATTAATAATTATGATTGTGCCACTATTACCGCATTTAGGGGCGAATTAAGTCTTAAAGAGAATAAAGAAAATAATAAAACACTTAAGCAATCTTTATTAAATTTAGGATTTGGTGTAACAAATATCAAAGGCGGATTTGTTGAAAAAGATGAAGAAGGTAATGATAGATATGTTGATGAAGAATCTTATTTTGTGGTAAATTTAAAAGAAATACCGACAGAACAATTTTTTGATTTTATTAAGAAATTAGGCAAGAGATATAATCAAGATTCTGTTATGCTAGGATATAAAGAAACTAAAACTTGGGTCGAATTTGGTCTTTTTGCTAGATATGGTCTAGGCGAATTAAATAAATTTAATAATGTTTCTTATGAAAAATTTAAAACTTATTATTCTAAAATAGGTAATAAACATTTTACATTTGAAAGTTATAATGAATTTACAACAGAACAATTAAGTTTTAATCAGTTAGGTGCTATGCAAAAAGGCATTATAAGAGAACAATCAAGAAAAACTGAATTAAATATTAAAGATTTAGAATTAAGAATTCAGGAAAATATAGAACCTGTTTATGGAGTTAATGCTTTTAAGGGCAAATAATGAGTAAATTTATGGATTTATTAGATAACAATAGTAATAGTATTAATAATGTTAAAACCGATAAATTAGGTTTTGAATTAAATGAAACTTCACTAAGCAGGGCATATCAGCACATTAAAAATTATGATGTTGCTTTTATCTCTGCTTGTCGTGCAGAAAAATCATATAAAGAAAATTTAAAAGATTCTAAAGAATTAAAAGCAAGATTAATGACGTTTGGATATTTAGTAACTAAAGTAGGCGGTGGATTTATTGAAAATCAAAATCTACCTGATGAAAGACCTGTTGAAGAAAGAACATATTTTGTTGTAAATGTTAGAGATACTTATGAAAATTTTGAGAAAAAGATTGTTTCTTTAGGTGTATATTACAATCAAGACTCAGTTATTGTTGGTAAAAAAGGCGGTTTAGATTTAACAGAAATAACAACAAGTAATAATTGTGTTAAACCTAAATTTTCAAGAAAAGTATTTAAAAATATTTCATATGGTAAAATTGATTTATTTTATACAAGATTTAAACATAATACATTAGTTTTGCAAGAACAGCAAGATTGTTTAAAAATAGACGGATTCGACACTTTGAGATATCACGGATTTAGCGGTGCAAGAATGGTTTATAGTGGTTGTAAAGAGTTTGATAATACAAAATTTAACGATATATTTAATTCATTAATAATATAAATAATTTAATCTTATATAAAGGATTAAAATGAGTTATATTATAATTGCTATATTAGCATTTATTTTGGGTGTTTTGCTCACTCCTATGCTTATATTTCTTAGAGCAAGAAAAGATGTTGCTTGGGATAAATCAAATATGACAAATATTTATCGTGTTGTAGCACATCTTGCAAGCCACCCATCAGATTTTGGTAAAATGTATTATCAAGATGGTTATAAGCCATTTTGGTATATTGACGATGATGAATTTTCAGATGTCGTCAGAACTAGACCAGGTTTAAAATCATCTAAGAACTAAAAAATTAAGTGTTTAAGTGTTTTTTAAGGTATATTTAGTTATTATTTTATTGTTCCAAAAAGGACTAATTAATTTTTTGATAGGGTTCTTAATTGAACCCTTATCATATTACACAATACTATTCAATACTACTCTATACTATTCAATGTAATCAAAACTTCCAAATTTAGAACTAAAATCTTCATCATTTAAGTAATTATTATTACTATCATCTGTTAAAATATCAAAATTGCCTATAATTAAATAATCAGAAACATTTAAATCAGAATCAGAACTTTTAGAATCTAATTCTTTAACTATTTCATTCATTTCATTGAAGTTTCTTGCTTCTGCAAATATAGCAAAACATAATGCTAAAGCCATTACTAAATCATCGTGTTTATTATTATCTGCTTGATACTTATTATCTTTTAATACAAAATTAAATAATTCATCTATCGTATCTTTATCTTGAATTAACAATTTATCAGATTCTGCCATTGTTTTAAGTGTTTGTAAAATAATATCTCTTGACTTCTTTGTTGTTCTAAAACCTGGATATTTTTTCTTAGAGCCAACAGAAGTTCTTGATTTATCAAAATATAAGTTTTCATATTCAAATTCAAGATATAATCTATCTGCTACTGATTGTCCTGCACCTTCATTATTTTCAACTATTACAAATGCATTATTAAAATATTTAGCCCAATCGTCAATAAATTCAGGCATTCTTAGATAATCTATTTTTAATTTTGCAGTGGCAACTTGTCTAAAGTTAAAATTTGTAATATCTAAAACTTGTATAGCAAAACTATCAGAGCCGTCTTTTGCTGAATCTACACCAAATATATAAGAGTGTCCTTTAATTGGCTCTTCATAAATTTTAAGTCCAGGATTTCTTACAAAATCAGGTTGTTGATATTGATATTTTGCTAAGACTTTACCATCAATTAAGGTATTTGATGAACCTATAAATTCGTTTCCGTAATTTTGGTTAAAGAAAACTGCTCCATAAGATTTTATAACAGAATTTCTAAATTCTTCAGGTTCATATAATTCGCCTGTTGGTTTGTGTCTTGGCACATTTTGCCATTTAACTTCATATTTTACATATCCATTGTCAGATGTTTCTTTAGTTTCGCCTGCACCTTCCCATATATCGTAAAAGTGATTTTTACCGTTGGCGGTAGATATTAATATAGTTTTTTTATTTGCTAGGGCTTCTTGTGCTGGAAATATAGAGTCTGCAAAGGCTTTAAATGATGTGCCTGAACTATCTGTTCCTATAATCCAACTTGCTTCATCTACAATAAGGTAATTGACGGAAAACCCCCTAAAACTTGAAGAATTGGAAGTATCAGACAAAATTTTAATTCTATTTTCCCCTTCAATAGTTGCAACGTTCCAATTTAAAATTCCACATTGTAGCCACATTGGAACAGTTAAAAACATTTTCTTAACTTTATCAACAAATTCTTTACTCATTGCAAGTTTATTGCTTGCAATACCAATAATTAAATCTTTTTGGAACAAAAAAACGTGTAAAATCCATATACCGACTGTTACCGATTTACCTGAATTATGACTTAAAAAATTGTTTGAATAATATAAGTGATGATTTTCTAAGGTTAAATCATAACACTCTTCTTTTTTGTGTAAATTTATAACTTCAGTAATTTTTTGAATTCCATTTGTTGTCTTTATATTTTTATGTAAAGCCAAATATGCAGGAATTTCATTATTAAATTCATCAATTAAAATATGATTTTTAGCACATTTTAACGTAAATTCATTAGTTTTTATTTGATACATTGGGAGCGGTATTGTTTTATGTAGTTCCTTAATTTTGACTAATCCTATATCTGTTAAAATAAATTTATTTTTTGGATATATTGTTTTTGTTATTTTATTTAAAAAAATGTTTGATTTCATTTGATATATTCCTATTAAATGCTTCGTGAGTTTTGAATTTTTTATAATTTATTGATATTTTACAAGATTTACAACAATTTAAAATTTTTTGTTCTGTTTTATAACAATTATAAAAATAATCATTTTTTAATAATATAATTTCATATTTTAAATTTGATTGTGTTATATATATTCTAAAACGTTCGTTAATTGTTTTTGTTGTAATTCCGATTTTATAAAAACTTATTTCATTATTATAGAATTTTATAAAATATAATAATCCATTTATTTTTTTTACAATATCATTTTTCATATACAATTTATTTAGAAAGCCTGTTCCTTTTTTAATATTAATTTCTTTAATTGTTTCTTCAGGTTTGTTTTTTAATGTGTTTTGCCATTTAATTTGACGTTCATTAAATATTTTAAGACCTTTTTCAATACCAAATTTTTCAATACATTTATTATATGAAAATGTATGTTGTCGGTCTTTTAATTTTTTTATTGCTTCGTCCATTGTGTAGCCGTGTTCTAAATAATAACTTAGTCTTGTATTATAGGTAACATTAGTTATTTTTTTATTTTGGATTATATTTTTAATTTTATTAATTTTTTCAGATTCATCCATATCAATATATTTAATGAATTTTTTAGAAAATGGGGATAATTTTCCATTGTGATTTTTGGCAGGATTATTTTTTATAAAATTTAAATTATTAAATTTTTCAATTGCTGATGATATACCATATTTTAATATTAATCCATATAATGAAGTAGAACATTTTAAATTATTTAATAATCTTAGTCTTTTTAAATAATTTGTTTCAATATTATTTTCTAAAAAAGTTTTTATAATTCTTATATCAAAAAATTCATTATAATTATTAATATAAAATAATAAATTTTCAATTTCTTTAATCTGTTTTTCACTTATTTCCAAATTTTTAAATGTTTTTGATTTAATAAATTTATCAATATCATAATGTTTTTTCTCTATTCTTTTAATTTCTGATGTTTCCACAATATAAAAATTTTTATATTTTTTTAAAATATTATTTTTATAAATTGTATCAATACCACTAAAAGTTTTTATTTTTGATATTATTTTATTTTTGTAAAAATATCGTGATTTATTCATTTTCCATCTCGCATTGTTTAAACAATTCTTCTATTGTTATATCTTTATCATTTACATTAACAATAGTATCAGAACTTATACATTGGCGTGGTTGCAAACTAATAATTTTTTCATTTTCTTGTTTATTAATAACAGATATAAATTCTCTTTGATATTCTCTTAATTCAGGAAAATTTAATCCTTTAGGTGTAGTAATTTTTATATAATTATCCATAAAATAATATATATCATCAGCACATTTTTTAATCTCTATTTCGTGAATTTTAGCAATTGGCATTTTTGTAAAAGGTCTTTTTAATTGCCTATTTCCATTAAAGAAAATTCTATTACCAAAAGCGTCAAGATGATATTTTTCATCGTCCATTGGTGTATCTAAAATTTCAAGTGCTAAAGCCTTACCATCATTGCCATATGTTCTTAATGTATCAAGCAATTCTTCAGTTATTAAATTTTTATTTTGTTTATAATACTCAACTAATTCAGGGGGAAATATATCAGATAATTTTTTTACTTCAGATACTTCATTTGTGTCAGAATTCATTAATTGCTCCATTAAATATTAAATAATGTTTAAAACTATTTATTTAACTATAATTTAATAATGATTATTAATGATAAATAATATTAATTTAAGTTAGGATTATATTAAATGACTAAAGCAGAATTAAGAGAAATTATTAAACTTGAATTAGGTTATCCACAATTACAAGTAGAATTAACAGACGCACAATTAAATCAAGCAATTGATAAATCAATTAGACAATTTACTAATATTGCTTATGACGGCGAGTTAATACAATATGTTAAATTTACTTGTCAAGGACGTGGCGAGTATAATGTAGCACCTGAAGTTGAAGAAATTATGACTCTAGGAAAATACGACTCAATGCTTGTTTCATCTAATTTAAGTGGATATGTCGATGATAACGTTTCAAGAATGATAACAGACGGACTTGGAACTGCATTAGCATTTATGATTAATATTTCATCTCTTAATACTCAACTTAAAAAATATGTAGATAAAGAAATTAATTATAACTATAATTCATATAAGAAAAAATTATATATATTTGAAGATTATCACGGAAATTTATTGTTAGAGTGTAGAACTAGATATATTCAAGACGAAAACGGCGATTCAATATACGAACAAGAGTGGGTTCAACGTAGAGCAGTGGCAGAATCAAGATTAATGCAATCAGTGGTATTAGGTAAGTATTCAGCAAACGTTGTAGGCGGAGCAACGATTAATTACGCTGATATAAGAAGTTTAGCAGAATCGGAAATAGAAAAATTAAATGAAGAATTACTTAGTAAATGGCAAGATTTGCCACCTGTAATGGTTTGCTAATTTATTTTAAGTAAATTGATAAGTGATAAGCGATAAAATGGCAAGTTGGAAGCAAGGAATTTATAAACCTATTAATGAAAAGAAATATATTAAGCCTGTTGATAAATTGATGAATTCTGAAATTTATCCAACATATAGAAGTTCTTGGGAGTTAAAATTTCTTAAATTTTGTGATTTAAATCAAGATGTGATAGAATGGTCGAGTGAGCCATTTCCTATACAATACTTAGGACTTGATAATAAAATTCATAGATACTATATAGATTTTATGATAAATATAAAAGGTAAGATTTATCTTATAGAAATTAAACCTTATCAGCAAGCATATAATCCTAAAAATCCTGCTTTTAAATTAAATCAGGTTAAATGGAAATATGCTAGGGAATTTTGTAGAAAAAATGGATTTGAATTTAAAGTTTTGACTGAAAAAGAACTGTTTTAATATTTTAAGTTTAAATTTATAATTCTTTAATTAAATATTAAGGTTTTCTATAATATAATTCTATTAAATAAAACAAAAGGATAAATCAAAATGAGTAAATTTATGGATTTGCTAAATGAAAACGATTCTGATGAAAAAATAAGAGAAATTATAACAGCAATGGAAAATGACGGCGATGTATATAAACAATTAAATTATTATTTTAATACTATATACAAAAAACAGAAAAAAGGTCAATTTGACAAAGCACTAGCAATTAAAGGTCTTGATAGAATTATCCAAGATTATACAAAAGTATATACTAAAAAATATGGTGCTATTAAACTAAGTCCTTCAGAACGCAAAGAAGTTGCCACTAAAATAATTGATGTAGATTATGAAGATTATATTGCAGATTTAAATGAATCATCACCAAAACTTAATTCTCCTGAAAAGAGAATTTTTGATTTTTGTATGGAAACTAAAGACAATAATTATCCTAATATGTCGCCGTTTGATGAAATGTTTTGGATTGCTAAATATATAGCAAGAGATTTAAAAGAGCAAAAAATTGAACTTCCAATTACTGCTGAAAATCTTACAAAAGGACTTATAGTAAATTGTCAGCAAATCGCAAAGCGTTATAATGAAGAATATTCTTCATCATCAAATTTTAGAAAAATAACCGCAACAAAAGGCTTTACTGCTGATTTATGTAATTTAATTTGGGATAATAAGGATTTGATACTAAAAATAAAAAGACAACAAGGGGCTTAATATGAGTAAATTTATGGATTTATTGAATAGCATAGCAGAAAATTCAGAATTAAATGAAGTTGCAAATGATGAAGTAGTATTATATAGTTATTTTCTTGATATGTCTGTTGTAAAAGATAGTAGATATGGATTTAAATTATCTATTCTTGATAATTGTTATCAAATAAATAAAGAACTTGATAAAAGAGAATATAAAGATTCTATTGATTTAAATAAAATTCAAAAAGATGATATAGACCTATACGATTATCTTTATTATTGCACTCAAAAAGCAGTTGCAATATATAATAGAGTAAATCAAGAGAAAATAAAATTTTCCCCTGTATTTGTTAGTAAATTTGTTAATTATGTTTATAGTAAGAAAAAAGAAGTTTATACTTATGCAAAAAAATATCAACTAATATCAGAATCTGTAAATCCTAATTCGCCTGAAAACAGAGTTTTAGAATTTTGTGTAAGAACAGATTATAAAACAAAGCAATATGATATCGAAATTAGTGATTCATCAAGTCTTGATGATGTATTAACAATGATACATTTTATGATAAGAGATATTGACAGAAAACAAGCGTCAGTGCCATTTGACAATGATTATTTAGTTGAAAATTATAAAAGATGGTGCAAAGGTATAGTTGATAGATACAATATGCTACAATATAAAAGAGATGACAACGAAGAGAAACCTAAGAATTTCAGTAAAGTTACATTGACTAAGAAATTTATAGTAGATTTTTGTAATCTTATTTGGGAAAAAAGAGATTATATTAAGAAAATTAAGAAATAGGTGGTAAAGGATATTTAATGTTAGACTTTAATAATTATGATTTATTTGAAAATGCT